TGTTATTGTTAGAAGACACAGTAGCCCCCTCTCCTGTGAAACTATTGAGGGAGCCTTCCTGTGAATTTGTTGCGTAGGATAAACTAGAAATGAAGAATAGGAGTAGTACCCAAGGCATTACCTGGGGGGCCTCTCGTTTAACACACGGTCTACAGTAGCCCTGATGTGGCTAATGTTTGCATCTATCCTAGCTAGAGAAACCGCCTGTCCTTGTACGAGATTCTCTAGCTGTGCTAACCGTGTTTCATGCTGTGTTACTTGTTTATTGTTGGCTGCAATACCTGAGTCTAACTCAGCAAAAAACCATACGAGTGCTATGGCTTGAGTCGCTAAGGCAAACACAAATGTTACAGGGACACTCTTATTTAAGTACCATGAATCTTTTGACATAATAAAGTGTCCTATAGTTAAATTTTATACCAACCGTTTATGTAGATTCTGAAACGTGCGCTCTCCCAGTTCTGGGGGGAAGATACTGTAACATCTCCATTAGAAGCAAAGGCTACTACGGTATTATCGTATACTCCCGTGATGGTACTAGTAATGAACTGCTCTGACGGCCTGTAAGCTGAAGCGATTGTGTATATAACGTCGTTATCTAAGGGTTGCAACCACTCATCATACTCACCAGAGGCAGCAATATCAGTAGCATCTATATATAAACCCAAATTATAGTATACCAAACCACTTGAGGGGTCATGAAGCACCCTTTCAGTTCCTGATTTAGTCCACGCAGAGTTCCTAGTAAATGACGATGTTATGTCAACAAGCTGTCCTGTATTCCATACATCTGCTAAATCTCTTGCTCTAGACATTATTCACCCCCTGCTTCTGAATTATGAAACTCAACGACTTCTGCTGGTGTCTTATCAATAAAACTCTGGTGATAAGCGCGTAGTTCGTCATCAATAGAGGTATCTTCAAGAGCAGCCAGAGTCTTACGATATATATCTAACTGAATGTTAAAGGCTTCGTTGGCTCTGTTAGTCTCTGTATCAGCTTCCCACTGTTCCATGTAAGTGTTGAACTCACCGTCATTCTTACGGATAGACCGTTCTCTCATCCATTGTGGCCACTCAGAATCAATGTAGTCCTGAGTGACAGACTCAACGGAGGCCCCTTCGAGGCGGGGCGCACCTTTAGTAATAAATATCATTAGGGTTTCTCCGCAATTAACATGAGGTTTTGTCTGTATGCTGATGTGGTGAGAGTCGCATAATACGCTGTCTGGCCAGTAGGTATCACAGGCAAAATATACTTAGTATTAGAATCTTTGCTTAACACACTATAATCATTATCGTTAGCAAAACTAATGTAGCTCCCGTGTTTATTGAAGGCAAGAATCTTAGGGTTATAGTCAGAATCAAACTCCGTGTTATACAACCCTATTCCTGAAAATCTAAAGGTGGCGGAGTAAGAGTTATTTTTAATTTGCACATAAATACTGGTTACCCCTGCTGGAATATCAACCGCAGCCCAAACATCTGTGCTATGGCTAGAATTATATATCTGACCACCCCCTGATGATGTCCCTATATTAATAAACATGGGATTACCTGAGGAATAACAATTTATATTCAGTGTCAGCTTTGAGCCAGGAACCACAGTTACTTGTCTTGTCATTGTAGCCTGTGGGGTTAACTGTGCTGCCCCGTATATAGAGGTTACAGTCTGAGTAGTAAGCCACTCGGCTAAGATAGTAGAAGTAGCACTTAAGGCTGTATGCCCTATAAGTTCTTCAAAAGTTTCTATAAGAATTGGGTTAGGGTTAGCAATGGAGTTAATGTTAGCTATGTCATTGGCAACTGTAGTGATGTTAGTTCCGTTATTTGCAACATTAATAATACTACTTAGATTCCCCGAACAGTTATTAACACTGCTCATGCTAGTCGCAACAGTTCCAATGTCAGAGGCATCAGCAGCTACAGCAGTTACGTCAGTAATACTAGTAGCAACTGTATTAACATCGGTAATGTTAGTAGCAACTGTATTAATGTTTGAGTAGTTACCCGCTGTAGCATTTATATTACTAATATTACTTGCGGCAGTAAAAACACTATTAATGTTAGTAGCCACAGTTCCAATGTCAGAGGCAGCTGCGGCTACAGCAGTTACATCAGACATGTTAGTAGCAACTGTATTCACATTAGCTATAGATGCCCCTACAGCATTCACATTGGCTATATCAGTAGCAACAATTCCAATGGTATTTAAATCAGAATAAACTGCATTTATACTAGTAATATTTGCACCCACCGCAGCAATATTAGTTGCCTGTGGCCCAAGTGCATTTATATCAGATATATTTGTGGCAACAATTCCAATGTTAGTTGCATCCCCTGCCACAGTATTAACATTAGTTATGTCTCCACCTACTACGTTAACATTGTTTATATTAGTGGCAACTGTGTTAACGTCACTGATGTTAGTAACGACTGTTCCTATATTAGTTGAGGCTGAAGCTACAGTATTTACATTAGCTATGTCGCCACCTACTGCGTTTACATTGCTTATGTTAGTCGCTGTAGTATTGATGTCACTAATGTTGGTAGCCAGTGTGCCTATCTGAGTAGCATACGGTGACAGCGTGGTTACATCAGTAAGTATCTGGTTACCATACGCAACAAAGTCTACAACATCCCCTGCCGTTGCAGCCGTTCCTAATACTACCTCAGTGCCGTTAGTGGCTGTGAAGTCTGTTACATTAATCAACTTAACACCGTTCAGGTACACATCAATAAACCCTGAATCATAAGACACAGGGAAAGTTGTTAATGACCCTGAAGTGTATGTCCCTGAGTTTGTTCCTACAGTGTAGCTGAGGCGCGTAGAAGAAGTTGATATAGCTGATGAAGCATGTTGCCAACCACCACTGGTGTAAACCTTAAGTACCTGCACTGTAGTGTCGAACCATAGGTCACCTACAGTGGGACTAGAGGGGGCTGTACCGCCTGTGGAGTAAGTATCTACATACTTGTTTACATCAGCAATACTACCAGCAACTGTAACAATGTTTGTCTGGTTTGTAGCGACTACCGCAATTGCATTAGAGTTGGCTGCACAATTGTTTATGTTAGATTCATTGCTTACAACAGCATTGATGTTAGCTGCATTAGCTTGTACAGCATTGATGTTAGATTCATTTCCTACCACACTAGTTACGTTAGCAGAGATACCTGCCACCGTTGTAACATCACCAGAGATACCTGCGACTGTACCGATGTTAGTTAAGTTAGGACTAATGAATCCTAAGCTAACTGCATCAGTCAAATCTACAGGGTCAGCCAGGTTAGTAATCACCCTAGCACCAGCATTATATTTGTTAATACTGTTAACCCTTAGCGCATCTTCAGTCGCATCAATAGCTTCCTGTGCCATGTAGAATGTCTGGAGACCATCGGTGTCTAGGTCAGACTCCTTAAAGATTGCCCCTGCTGTGTAGTCTACAAGTCGTGCTGACTGGTTAGAGCTTCGCTTTAGCTCGACAACAGTTCCATTTGCAGGGGGTGTGTTGAAGGTTATCTGGCTTGTGGAGGGGACGGTGTAGTCAGTCGTTAATGTTTTAACTACACCATCAACTGATACAACTAAATCTCCCTCTGATAAATACGGAAAGGCCACACTAAACGTGGCCGTACTCCCGTCTGCTGTGTACTTATTATTTGCATAAGGCATAGTTATTAATTCCCAATGTTATATATTATGTTGTCTGAAGAGCGTTGGCCTGTTTGACCCTGTATCTTCCTTTCTAAGACACTTCGGTATTCCTGTGGTATTGCTGCTTCCTCACCAAACAAACGCATGAAAGCCATCTCCCTAAACTGATTGATATACTTCCTGGCGTATTGTTCAGCGATACCTGCCTGTGAAGCTGTACCCATAGGTAAGTCCTGCATGCCATGTAGCACATCTATCAGTCCTGACTCGTGGGTATAACGCATCCATCTGTCGTAGTAGGTTTCCATACCGTCTTTTGTTATCTGAGTTCGTAAGTCAATATCACCCATGAACTTAGGCATCTTGTAGGAAGCTGTGAAGTGTGTGTCACCTACCTGCGCTAGTTTATAAAGGAATCTTTCTACCTCTATTTCTTTTGCAGGGATGCCACGCTGACGTTCCTCAACTGTAGCCGTATCAAAGTAGATAAGATTAGCTACTGGATTACTAAGGGTTCTTGCTCTACCTAGTGCGGTGTATTGCTTAGGCACTAATGGGTCATCAGGGTTGACACGCTGTAAGATGAACTGCTCCATTGTTACTGGGTCACCAAGCACAGGGTTGTCAAGCATCTGATACTTGTAGTAAGTGTTGGGCAAGAATGTCTGTACCTTTCTACCTGCAAACTTAATCAACTGGTCTGAACTGTCTGGGTCTCCTAAGTCTTCAAAGAAGTCCATGGCAGAATCAACACCAGAGGCAAGGTTTGCATCTCGTAAAGACTGTGCGATAGAGCCAACACCAACAGCTACTAGAGCCTGTATCTTTTCCATCTCAGACTTGTTGATTGATTCGCCCTGCTCTTCTCTATAAGCCAGTGTCTCTGCTCTTTCTAAAGCATTGACAATAATCTTAATTGGAGTTGAGAAGGGGTCAAAGTTACGGTAGTTAAAGGTACTGCCATCACTAAACATAATAGTGTAAGGCTCTTGCCCACCTGCGTTCTCACCTTGGCGAGTCTGCTTGTAGTCCTGTCCCATAGCACCAGTCACGTTACCTGTGGCATATAGAGAGAACACTGAGCCAGCTATTGAGTAAGACATCAAGGCTTCACCCTGCGCTCTAGCTTGGC